TCCGCACAAATTTTTGCTAATTCAGATGGTTTTGAGAAACCTTTAAGTAAACTGTAGTGTGTAAAATTTGTTAATGGATACCAATTCATATTCAACTTTCAATAGAAAACAATGTATCAATAAAAAAAGCGTAAGAGGGATATTGATTATATCCCCCTTACACTTATATGTCAATCTTCAGATGGTGGAGTAACTTCTGGGTCTGAGGGAACCTCATCAACTGGATCTACTGGATCTGGAACTTCCCTCACCAATGCTACAGAAAATCCACCTGGAGCCTGTGGAGGAATTGTATCTGCTGCAACAAATGTTAACACCGCTGGCTCACTTACATTATCTGCATCATCTACATCTACTAAGCTCAAAACAACTTCATCATCTTGAGCAAAAGAAAATTCGCCAAGATCCAATGTTTCTGTTGGATAAGAAGCATTTTCAACAACTTTTCCATTAACTTCGACAGTTAGTCTTCGCTTTACAACATCAGCATCAGATGTTGGGCCTACACTTACTCTATAAACTAGTGCCATATTATTATCCTTTCTTACTAATTGCGTGTTAAAATTAACCGGTTTATCTAAACAATTTTTACCACACCTTTGTAATAAATACCATTGTCTAACTAATACTAGACTTTGCAATACTATCAAAAGATATAGTAAATCCACTTCTATTTTTTCGAACATTTTACCATGCCTTACATGACCAATATCTAGCTTTCCATTTTGGGCCTGGATTATCGCAGTTATGTCTAGCCCTAAAGCTCTTTCGACGCTCTGGAATATTTTTCTTTATCTTCATGTTTGGATCGCCAAAGTTTACCTTAACTACATTGCCCTTTTCATTTTTCACATAGACAGAAAATTTCTTTGGGCCATTTGCAGTTCTAAAAGGCTTATTTAGCGTCACAGTCTTGCCTTGATACTTTGCAGCCTTGCCTACATATCTGAGAATATTTCCATCCTTCTTATAATACCCTTTTCTCCTATAAGTGTACACTTCTCCAGTTTCTGGATTTTGGTACTTGAACTCAGATTCTGAATATTCATCTTCTTCATCTTCATATTTTCCTGGTTCATAGTATTTTACAAAGTCATAAACATTTTGCACATAAATTTCTGCCTTAGAAATCATGTCTTTTGTCCAATCTTCAAATTCAACCATAGGGAGTTTTGATATCATGTCCATTAATTGATCGTGCATTTTTTGTATTTGTTCCCTAGCCATTTCGCTACCATCACCAGATTGAGCTTTTTTCCATGCTTCTGGGTCTGGACGATCTGGATCACCTTTTTTAGCTGGTTTATAATTCTTACCTTCACGTTCTTTCTTTTTGCGAATATTTTCCCATAGCCCAGGCTTTTCTTTTGCACAATTCCATTCTTCAGTTTCTTCTCCAAAATCTACATATTCTGCTTCTGATGGGATGTAAAAATTATCTTCGGTAATTTCTTCTTCAAAGCCATAAGTTTCCATTTGTAGCATAAAATCTGCGGTTTCCAAACAGCCACAATCAGCAGTTGCTCTTTGGATGCATATTGCAGATCTTTGTTTTTGATCTGGATATTCTGACTTCATTTTATCATCACTCATACATCTTGAAACAAATGCATTTTTATCTTCATCTTTATTTCTACTTGGAAGTGGCATATCAGTCTCCTATATTATCATTTTTTTCTTAGCTTGTTCTAATAAATTATTTAATACTGGTGGAGATACTTTTCCTTGGAAGTGTTCATATATGGCTTTTATTTGTTCATGTTCTGGGTCTTGTGTTAATTCAAGCCACCCAATAAAATAATTCCATATTCTGTCCTCTAGTTTTAGCGGATATCTTACTCCATCTGGTCTTCCAAACCTATGAACCCACCTAAAGTTAGATACACACATTGCTTTTCCTCCAAATTGACGGAATTTTTCATGTATATATCCTTCTTCTCCACCAAAACCTTTGAATAACTTATTAAATCCTCTCCAGTTTCTCGTCTCACAAGAAAAAACACCTAGCCCTTGCATTGGTATTTCAAATGCTTCTTCTGTTTTATGTCTTTCATCTGTAGCCCATTGACCATACATACTCGCATTCCAAGTAGGTTTAAAGTGCGTTGAAACATGATTTAAATTATCATATACAAGTGGTCCTTGAACTATGTCTTTACAATTTGGGTTTTTCATGTAATAACGAAGTAGTGCTTCTATGGATTTTTCGCATAACAAAACATGGCAATCTATTGATATGCAATACTTTCCAAATGCGTTTTTGAATATTTCATTTCTTGCAGCAGTAGTAATTCTAACAGTATACGGAATGTATCTTGCATTTTTTAGGCTACTAACAAATTTTTTGGTTTGTTCGCCATGTGTGCTGTTTGGGTTGTTATCAATAACCAAAATTTCTGCATCATCAGTCTTAAATATATCGTGATACATTCTTAATGCTTGTACACTAAAATATACACCATTATAGTCATCATAGGTACACATACCAACTGTTAGAAGTTTATTATTCATTTTTTTCCTTGTTTAACCTGGAGCAGAGTAATATCCTATATCAAAACCTTTTCTAGTACATTCTTTTATAGTCTCATCCATGCCATGTTCTTTAAGATTTTTTTCTATATAAGAACACATGCTTTCATCAGTATCTTCCCATTTGTTTTTACAATAGTGGCACAAGTATTTACATTTCCAACTACTTCTAGTGGGATCAATAGGTTTTGGGCTAGTATTATTTCTTATCGATGTTACACGCTTCTTGAGCATATCAAGAAATCTTTTTTCGTCTTGTGGCCCAAAACATAGACTAAATGGTGCTGGGTCAACTTCACCATCTTTATCCTTGTAGAAGAATATGCTCATTATCCTATTTGGAAATTCTGGGTATAGTTTTGAGATGGCGTAAAAATATAGCAGTAGTTGTGCATCATTTTCTAGTTTCTTGTAGTCCTTAACCTCGCCAGTAGCCCAATCCATTCTTCTTCCAGTTTTCCAATCAATCACCTCTATTGTATCATCATTTACTAGGGTTACAAGGTCAATTGTTCCCTTGATTGCTAGTTGTCCCTGCACTTTTTTACCATTAATTTCGTATTCAAACTTAGCCCAATCTTCTTCAATTGGTATATCAAAATGTGGTTCTGGATGATAAACATTTCTAAGTCTTGGATCAAACATTCCATCTGCATGTTTTAGGAATGTGTAAACTGTATCTGATACGACTTGACGATCAGCACGATAGAATTTATGTCCAGACTTCTCTGAATAAGCCTCGATGCTCATTTCTATTAGTTCATCAACAATTTTGTTTGTCAAAAGTTCCTTCTTAGGAAACTTTACTTCGCCAAGTGCATCATCATCAATTTTAAGAATTTTTGCTTTTGGATTCTCCTGTAAATACTTTTTTAATCCAGCTAGCACTTCCATAACTTTGTGAGCCATTGTACCTAATTCAGCTTTTTTACCACTTGAAGGTTGATGTCCCAATACATATGTAATGAAATACTGCATTTCACAATATGCATAATTATTATACGACGAACTTCTTACATATGTAACTATCATATTAACTCCAAATACTTTTCTTTTTTTCTATCATCTTGCACAATTCTTCTACGCTGCAATTGCTATTGTCTACAATGTGATCAAAATTGTCCCAATCAAAATTATCTTTATCTAGTGCTTTTTCGCAGTCATGATCGTCATTAAAAATATCTCTAGTCATTCTTATTACTATTCCTCCAGCATCTTTTATTGCTTTAACTTCGTTGGGAAATCTTACATCTGCTATGATTGCTACTTCTGAATCTTCTTTAATGATTTTGTTCATCGTTGAAAAAACCCATGCATCATCCTTTATTTTTCTAACAATGGTAGTTCCAAAATACTGCATAAATTCTCTGGAGGTGATTTTACCCTTTTTCTTTTTAGATCCAGGTAGATCTTTCCAAGATATGTTTGTTTCACTATTTTTTTGCTGGTTATTTCCATAAACCTGTTGATTAGTAAGACCAAAGATATTGATACATATTTGTTTTAGATCGTCAGCAAAACTGTAAACTTTTACATAGGGCCATAGTTCTGTTTCTGCGTAATTTTTGAATGTCCTATCTTTTCTATTTACATCTAAAACACCATAACCACTTTCATTATTATGGTTTGTTGTTTTTATTACTAATTCGCCATCTTCATTTACAAAAAAGTCTTGTACCATATCTTTTGCTTTCAAGATATGACCATTAATATAATTTGCTACAGTGTTTTTTCCAGACTGTTTTTTCCCAGATATACCTATAATTTTGTTCATTAGTAACAACCCTTGAGACTTTCTAGTAGTTTATTTACATCTTTAGTTTTCATGTCACCAACATCTTTACTTGTCAGTTTTGGAAAAGTGATTTTATACATTCTGCCAAACTGTCTTTTTATTTGTATCTTAGATTCTCTACCAGCTTGATCATTGTCTGTAAGTACAACCAAATGAGTTATTGGTAAACTATTAATCTTGTTTTCTTGTTCTTTTGTAATCGTTTTTCCAAATATACTTACAGCATTTTTTACTCCAGATTCATATAGCCTCCAAACGTCTCCTTGGCCTTCTACTATGAACAAGGTATTTGTTTTCTTTATCTGTTCTAGTGCTCTGTGGTAATTGTAGAGAAAATACCTTTTGTCAAATCCTTTTGGATAGAATAAAAATTTTGGTTGTCTATATTCCTTGATTGCTCTTCCAAGTATTCCCACAATTTTAGATCCATCATCATTATGAATAGGTATGATACATCTTTCGTACATAGTTCCTTTTTCTAAGCAATCCCCAACATTAAAGTATTTAAGAGTATTTTTCTTGAAACCTCTATCATAAAAGTAACTAGAAGGACAAGAGTAAGTAAACTTTATATCCAAAGAGTTGTGTTCAATGGTTTTATTTTTTTGCGTCAATAGATGAACTATATTAATAAATGGATCTTCAGCAATAGGATCTTGATCTTTAACTTTATTATACCCACCACTAATGTTTAAAACATTTTTACACCACTTTAAAACATCTGAGAATGTTTTTTGTTCACCAGATTGAGATGATAGAGTGCCCATTATTAGACCGAATACATCATTTTGGTAGTGATGTTGACAATCTCTTGTCCAGCATTTCCATATGCCTCTGTCTATGGCAAATGATAATGCTTTTGGGTTATCACTGCTTTCATGTATCGGGCATGGGCAATAGATATTATCTCCAAATAGTTCATATTTTATTCCGAGCTTTTTGAAAATCAACTCTGGATTTTCATTCAGTTTCTTCTTCAGATTCTTCAAATCCATTTTTTATACCTTCTAGTGCATCTGGATTAACAAAACCAGTATCGCCAATTGGTTGATTCTTAACTTGATTTCTAGTTCTTAGTTCTGTAAGCTTTGCATGTGCCCCATCCATAACCATATTGATATAATCTCCATCACTCATACCAGCACCATGTCGTGAAACAATTGGCACTAGTTTTCTATTACCAGCATTAGGACCATCTTCTGCTAGTTCTTCTGGAGATTTAATCTTGAAGATAGAGAATGATGTACACAGCCATATAAGCCTATCTGAGCCAGATACAGCGTCTGTACTTTCCTTAGTTATACCATCTCTATTCAATTGTACAAACGATAGGCATGGAATGTCAAGTTTTACGCATAGGTTATGCAGGGATGTGATCTGAAAACCCAGTGCTTGATATTCTTGAATATTGTTAGTAATTGAAGACGACGACATAAGCTTGAGATAATCATATATAATAAGACAGTCATTTGTTTTCCCATATTCATTTGTTTTAATTTCCTGAACAACCCAACGCTTGATTAAGTTAAGTATCTGTTCAAACGGTTTACCAGCAACGCTAACATAACTATAAGGTATTGATGATAGTTGCTTTACAGCATCTGAAACTTGCTCATGCTTATCTGAATCGTCTACAAACTTACCAGTTGATACCTCATTAATTGGTACACCACTAAGGTTAGCAATCAATCTATTAAGATGATCTTCCTTAGACATTTCTGTGTCTAATACAAGAACCGGTGTTCCCCTTGATGACACATTAAGTGCAACATTGTCTGCAAATACAGACTTGCCAACCTTGGGTCTTGCTGAAACAAGATCAACACATTTTCTTCTTAATCCACCACCAATAGCTTCATCATAATTAGTAAAACCTGTGGGTATACCTATGATGTCGCATTTATTTTCTGATAGGAATTGTAAATAATCTTCTACACCTTCACCTATCTTTTCAGGCAAATCTCCACCATCATCTTCACGTAGAAAATCTGTAACTGGGTTTTCAAGTATCTGAATAATTTCATTTATAGACTCCGTACCATTGATATTATCAATGTCCTTATGGATTTTATTGGTTAGATGTTGTATCTTTCTGGCAAACTCAAACTTTTTAATTTGAGCGGCAAATGGAAGTACATTATCTTGATTAACGGGGAAGTCAATCAGTGATTTAATGTACTTTAATTCTTGCTTGGTATTTACTGCATCAGCAAATCCAAGCTGTGTAGCAGCAGATAATATTGATGCTATATCTACCGATTGATCATTTTTAATAACTTGCTCTATACATTTGTAGAGAATCTGGTTATTTGTGTGATCGAAAGTCTCATGATTGATTATATCGGAAACAAGTACATATGCATCTATTCCATGTTGCAATAGAGCAGCTAATACTGCTCTTTCTGCACCAAGGTCATTTAGTTCTGCCATATTTATTTTTTCCCACCACAACGATTACACCGATAGTATTGTCCGTATACGAAACGGCTGTCTACTTTGAATGACTTACCACAAGATGCACATTCTATATCAACTTTTCTCGGTGGCTGTCTGCGTCTTGGCGTTGGTTCTACTTCTGGTGTTACAATATCTCTAAATTCTCCAGTGTCTTCCCAACGATTTTCTCGACCTCTCACGGGTTCTCTCCTTTTATTATTCGAAACTGTTGACTGAACTTTTGTATTAGCAATAAAATCAGACTTTAGTTGCTTTTTTGTTTCTTCATTAACTTTTTGTGGAACTAGTTGAGATGAAACACTGTCTGGGTCAGACAATGCTTCTAACAATGCTTTTCTCTGTTCTTCGTTTAGAGTATCAACGAAGTCTTTCATACTCATGATCTTTTACCTTTCTCTAAGAGTATATCTGCTTTTCTTTTAAGTTCATATACTTTGCCCTCTAAGGATTGTAGCCTATTTTCTGCTACAAGTCTCATTTGTTCTAGTTTAGCGGCATAGCTATTCTCCTTAGATAAGATATGTTTTTTGGATTCATGTTTTGTATACTGCCCAAACATTTCACTATGTTGAGCAATTAGTCTTTCCATATTTTCATTGCACCAATTGAGTGCAATCTTGTTTTTGTTTACTTCATCTTGTATGTAAGAAGAGTATCCATATAATGCATATGCAGCATCAAATATTTCTTCTTGTGTTAGTTTTTTAAGTTGGTCTTGATCCATATCTGCAAGAAGAAGGAACTCTTCCTTGAATGAAGCAAACCTTGTATTTGTTTCATTGATGTATGTATCAATAGCTTCAATGTGTTGTTTTAGATCTTCAGATGCCGACAATTTGTTTTCTCCAATCTTCTTTGCTATCAGAATATTTCAATGTAGTGAGTCCAATATGGTTCAACTTACACCACTCTATCTTATCCTCGTCTTTCGCTTTTGCAAGTATAAAATCTCCCTTACTTTTGTGAAAGAAAGGAGTGTATTCATAGTGCTGTTGACCATGCACCTCAAAAGCACGTTTAATCTGTGGCACATAAAAATCTAAATACAGTACACCTTTTCTGTGAAGTGCTGTGCTTCCAGGCAACTTGACTTCCTCAAGTATTCTATAGCTATGAAATATCTCTGACAATAATTCCCTAGCTTTAAGATGATATTTTGATCTAGCTCTTTTATTATCTTTCTTAACATCGTATGGATTAAGATTCCATGTATACTCTTTGCCGTTTATTCCAGTTACTTTCATTATTGTTTCCTATTGACAATAAATACAAAATTTTTGAGGCTGCATATTTTTCGAACTATAACATCAATACTAAATCCAGAAGATTCTAAAACATACAATGAGTAACCAATTGGCAGTTCTTGAATTTTTATTTCTATGAAATCTACTAACTTTTCATACTTTTTAAGACTTTTGAGTTGTATATCTAAGTTAAAATTTTCACTTTCTGAAAGTGGTTCAAAATATTGGTAAAACCATTCATCTGCATGTACAATATGGATATGTTCTGATTTCAAAGCATTAGTAAGCGTAGATTTGCCCCTTCCCCCATCTCCTTTAACAATTAGAAAAATTGGATTAAAGTTTTTATCATCGATGTTCATAGGTGGTCCAGGCATCTTATTTTACTCCTCTGTATACAAATCTATCTATTGGATCTCCATCCTGCTTGACACTATTTCCAACTAAGTAAAATTCAGAAAATTTATCAGAAATTGGTCCAAGTAAATGTTTTTCTGTTACATGGTAAACTGTATCTCCTATATTTCTTTTTAGCTTTAAAAATGGTTTTTGAATATTTTCCTTGCATACGCCGCCCTCAAAAATAAATATTCCTCCAACTTTTAGAAGTCTAACTACTTCATTTATTATTGTCGGTATTTCATTTTCATCTCTATCTACTGGATTGCACATGTAATGCATAGCAGACAGTATCAGTATAATGTCACATGACTCATTGTCAAGAGTTTTTAAATATTCAATATCGCCATTTATAAATTCAACATTGTCATATGTATTTCTTTTATTTGCAAGATTTACCCATTTATCATTTTTATCTATACCTACAACACTTTTAGCACCTAGTTCTGCAAGTTTGAAACAAAAATATCCCTCATTACAACCTATATCTATAACCTTCTGATCTTTTATGAAAATTTCATCAAGTTTTAGACTATCAAATTTTCCATGAGAGTTTGAACTACTTTTTTCATTGTCGAATTTTTGATATGACACTAGTATAACTCCTTGATCTTATCGTAGACAAAATATGCAACATCTTTATTACTATTTAAGAATTCTAATACATTGTTTGATCCCTGAAACTTAAAGAATCTTTCAATGTCTTCTGGTTTATCTCCAACATTATTATCTTGTAGAATCTTTGATACAATTGAATGCCCTGGTTCATCTACGGCACATTGTATTGTGTACCATGCACCAGCAGTTTTTATAAGCCTAAACTCACAAGCAATTTGTACAATCTCTTGAACCTCATCAATACCGGCACCGTATCTAATCCAGCTTTCAGCGGTGCTATTTGGCCTTCCACCAGCATTGGAAGTTTTAATCAACCAGTTTGCTATCTGACCAACGTGCGGACCAGAATCTTTTGGAACTTGCCATTTGCCACGATGAGTAATAACCATATTGGTTCCTGCTTGATATTGAAGCATATTACCACAATCTGCCATTTTTGATGGTGCGTATGGTGATCCACCAGTATTTGCAATATTGTGAGTGACACACAATAGCAAAACTTTGTTCTTCATTAGAGTACCACTGATACGCTTGAAGAACATAGATAGAAGTCTAGGTAGTGCATTACGCACACCGGTTCTTACTTCACCCTCTAGTTCACACGCTGGAACCATGTTAGACAGTGAGTCTGTAATAATTAAACAACCTGGATCATTATTGATATAGTATTCTACAATATTTAGAAAATCTTCTGCTGACAAAATTCTATCGTCTGTAGACTGAATAACTATAATCTTGTCTGGGTCAAGGCCAGGAATACCAATAAAGTTTTGCTCTGACATTCTACCTTCAGTATCAATATAAATTACACGCTTTCCCTTTGCTTGACATTTAGCGGCAAAATGTAATGATGTAGTTGTTTTTCCAGACTTCGGATCTCCCGTCATTACGACTACTGAGCCTTCACGCAAACCTCCTCCCAAAGCAATATCTAGTGCTGGAGATACACTAATAACTTCTAGACTATTAATGTTATCTAATACTTCCTTACCGCTACGAACTACATCTCCATACTTGCTAACAATAGAACTGCTAATCACATCATCTGAAAACTTTCCAGATGCAACCTTTTTCTTGCTCATAAATCCCTCAATTTATTAATCATAGATTTGTTTTTTACAATAGACTGAGTTCGTCTTGTGCGAACCTCTTTGACTTCTTCAGCTATATCAATATCAACATGAATAGGCTTTGTCTTTGCCTCTTCTATCCTCTTATGATACAACGCAATCACCTTTTCTGCAAGTGGATTTACCTTGTAGCCTCTACCATTTTGAATGCCCAGAACTAGCAATCCATCGAATTCCTTAGATTTTATAGCCTGAAGAATTGCTTCTTCGCTATATTTTTTCTTCAACTGAACTGCTGCACCAAATTGTTTTTTCCACAGCCAATGATTTGGATCGCCCTTGGTCCAAAATTTATATCCTGGTCTTGGTAACTTCATTTTTTCTGCTCTACGTAAAACTATAAATTCAGCTACGTATGCTTCAAATGTGCAATATTCACCAGTATGAATATGCTTATATTTGTGAGTTTCCGACCATTCTTTTTGATAATCTTGGCTAAATAACTGTGGTCTAGTTTTTTTGCTTTTCATGGTAGACGATGGCTTCTTCAAATGAGTCTTCAATTTTATCTGTATATGTATGATCTTCTAATAATTCTGGTGTTATCCACATGGTTTTTTTGATTTTACCATCTCTTACAATACCAGTAGTATAACACTGTTTGCTTTTTCCACCAAATTGACCTTTCACTGATTTTATTAAATATACGCCATCTGAGTCAGAAGTATCAATTTCTATTTGATTAGACTTGTATTTCAAACCTATGGATTTAATGTGTAAATTGTTTTCATCAACAAATTTTTGAAAGTCTAACCAATCTTCATATTGACGTAGATATATCTCTCTATCATCTTTAGTTTTTATGAATATCCATATTTGTTTTCTATCCTTATGCTTTAAGGATGCATAATGTTTTTTCCAATTTTCATATCCAAAAATGTACTTACTCATCTTCTTTTATCTTTACAACGCAGTGTGTTGTTGGCTTGACTGTTCTCCTTCTTGAGTCTGCCATCATTGATGCGTTCTCAGTCATTGTAACAACTCCTGGTCTTCTTGCAAATTGATCTCCAGCTTTTGGCTGTGACGCATTTTCTTTTTTAGTTTTAACGTTTTTCTTGATATAGTTTTGAATTGAGGAAACTGGCCTATTTAAGTCCGATGCTATTTCTTCTATGTTCTTGCTAAGATTATTCTCAATATAAAAACCCTCTACTTTTCCTATTGGTCCTTTTTTAGCCATTTAAAAAACTCCTCTGTGTTCTAGTCATGTAAAGTAAATTTCTTGTTTTAAGATATAGTAGGTAATAATCGAATGTTTGTTTTGAAACTTTCTTTAAAGAGGTTTTTAGATTTTGTTCCCTGTGACTGTATATGCCATATGGATCATATGGAATATTATTATGTATAGTTATGAAGTAGTAGTTATTAGAATTGTCATTAGATTGTATTGATTTTGCAAATGTTTTTTCTTTTGCATTACATACAATTTCACCTAGCTTGTTATATTCATTTTCACTTTTTTCTTTAACGTTGCTTTCTATCGCATCTATATCTTGAATGTATTTCATTTTTTACCCTCGATAATATATTTTGTTTTTTGTTCTTGGGTCATTTTATTAATTTCATTAGATGTTGCTGGCCCAGCAGAAGAAAAGATAGAACTATCCTGTTTTTTCTCCGCTGCCTTTTGCTCTATTTCCGATCTTTTATAATGACCCATCTTAGTCCAATTTTTATCAGCCAATTGTCCTATAGTTTTTGCATCTTTTACAAAATGCCCAAGACCGCCATAGATCATTCTATACAAAGAATCTTTGCCGCATCTTGGGCATTTAACCAATGCATCATCCTTGATTGACTGATAAACATCTATCATAACATAATTACATGTTTGACATCCATAGTCGTACAACATATTAACTCTCTAAAGCGTTTAAAATTGATCTCAAAATACCATTCCTCTGTATATCATGATACTCTAGTCTGCAAATTCCGACACCCTCCATATTATCCAGTTTTTCAAGACAACATGCTAAACCACTTCTATTAAATAGATCAGTTTGTTGAGTATCACCATTAATAATAACTTTAGAATTTTGACCCATTCTGGTTATGAACATCTTGATTTGTTCAAGTGTACAGTTTTGAGCCTCATCTAAAATCATATATGAATCATGAAAAGTAGAACCTCTCATTGTTTCTAATGGCTCAAATCTAATTCTTCTTTGATTAAAGAAATGACCAAAGTAATCTCTTCCCAAAAAGAATTTTAGATTTTCTTCCATTGGTTGAAGGTATGGTTTAATTTTTTCATTTAATTCTCCAGGTAATGATCCAATATCTTTACCAGTACAAACTAAAGGTCTAGTTACAATGATACTGTCTATTTTATCTTTCATTATGTGTTCTGATGCTACACCAGCAGCAATGAAAGATTTGCCAGTACCAGATGGTCCCGTACAAAAGATGACATCATCTTCTATGATTGATCTTATATACTTTTTTTGATTTTCAGTTTTGGCTTCTAATACATTAGGTTTACTAGTTTGTTTTTTGTTGTTTTTCTTGTTGTTATTTACCTGTGCTGCCAAAGCCGTTATCTCCTCGTTGCGAGGAACCTAGCGTTGAATGGACTTCCATAGTGACGACAGGAACCTCTTGGAATATAATCTGAGCGAT